ATAGACTTAACCAGCTTTTTAAACTTGTCATCCTTAATAATTCTTGGATTGTTTGGGTTGGGTTTGATTTCGTTGATATTCATTATCTATTTTTTGTTGTTGTTCGTATTGGATCCGTCCCCACCATTGCTTTAGCTTGCCTTGCGCGGGTTCCACTTCGGGTAGGGCGAGAGTGCCAGCACCCACGACGCTGGGTAGTTCTAAATCGTAGACGTCAGGATTGGGGAGGTATTGAATTTTGCCGTAGCGATCACGGACAGGGACGTATTGCGGGCGAACGCGATCCTCATCGCGTTGGACAGGCCGGGTGGAGACACGGAGAGGGTTTGAGTTGCGAGCAGCTTGGAGCTTGAGAGCTTCTTGCGATGCCAGGAAGTCACGGTCTGAATCGGATATGCGTTTGCGTTCAGCGGCTTCTTGAGCAGTGAGCAGTTTGATGCGGGCTTCGGATTCGGCTTTAGCGAGTTGGTCAGCCTGATCTTTTTTTGCGGACTCGCGTTGTTGTTGAGTGCGGTTCCATTCCATTTCTTCTTTGCGTTGTTTCATCTCACGATCTGCGACTTGTGCGCCGAGATAGTCAGGGACAGCAGCATTGAAAGATTGGCCAACAGGTAGGGATGCACCACCTACGTTAGAGCCCATTGCAACGAGAGGATGAAGGCCAGCAGCTTTAGCGTCTTCCACGCGCCAGCGGATGCCCATTTTTGCAAACTCACGTTGGTTATCCGCTTGGAGTCGTTGTTGATAGTCACCATCACCCCCGAAGAGATCACCGATGCCACCGAGTATAGAGCCGATTCCGGCTATTGAGAAAGGACCCATTTAACACCTCACTTTGGATTTGGGGCTGTATTTGCCGGGTTTGACTTTGCTACCAGCTACGCCGGTAGCGTGGATAACTTCCTTACGGACACCACGACGAACACAGACGTTTACACGGGAAGGATTGTTGAAGAGGAGAGCAGCAGGAGAAATCTGCTCAGGAAGGGTACCAGACGGGCTCTGGATACGTTTTGCGGACGGGGCCGCTACCACCCTAGCCGGTCGACCATTTAAGCGCTTGTAGGTCGGCACCGGGTCGGGATGGTAATAGCGTCGGTCATCCGGCAGGAGCACGGGTTCGGGAGCCTCACGAGATTGAGACCGACGCTGGAAGGTTTTTGACGTCAGAGGCAGCGCGCCCGACACACTCGGACGTGAGCGGGCAGAAGCGCTAGCGTTGGCAGCGGCAACGCGCCCAAGACGACGATAAGAACCAGTTTTTGAGTTGCTAGAAGCCATGATTTAGAAATCCTGTCAGTTAGCACAGTAGACATCAAGTATAGCTACTGTGCGGCAAGAGGTTACGCGGGTACCCCGCTACATGGGGGATCCCCCCCATACCCCCGCTGAGAGGGTTTGAGGGGATAGGCTTAAATACCCTGTTTATCAGGGATTGGGATTCGCAGGTTCCTGCTGGGGCGGAAGAGATACATCGCCACCGTTTCCGGGGGCAGGTCCGGGAAACGGAGGCACATTACTTCCAGTCGCCACAGGCTCAGGGGTGAATACTTCCTGATCAATGGAGAGTTCCCATGGAGACCGGGGATCGTAGTCGTCGCCGATGACGAAGTCATCAGCTTCCTCGAAGGTTTCAGCGCCATTTTGTTCAGCCTCACGAGAGAGGATTTTCAGGTGGGCTCGAAGGTCATCGAGCCGGGAGGGTGGACGAGACCAACGTAGCGGAACGGCTACAGGGGTATCGTCAAGGACTTCGTGTCCGTTTTCATTGAGTGCCATGATTTTAACTTTCAGTAGATGAAGGAGTTGCCCCCAGAGGCAACGAGACGGCGTGCTTGGATGGAGTGATTGGCCATGATCCAGAGCACATCAGCAGAGGTGACCTGATTAACTCGCTTAGTGGGCTCTGACTTGACAAAAGCAGCATTGAGAGCGGGGTCACTGGCAAATATACGTGCATAGTGCCAATAGTCGAGAGTGGATCGGAAATCACCCGCAATAGTAGATTCCGCGCGGCGATATTCGTCATATCGATCCTGATACCCGAAGGTGCCTTCGGGAGTAGCGTGTGCAGCATAGAGTTCCTTGTTGAGAATTTCCTGTTGACCAATGTGCTGGAGTTCCTTTTGCCAGAAGTCCTCTTTGACGCGACGATTCCAAGTACGTGGAATGCCTTGAGCATACATCGTTTTGGGTTTGACGGAAACAAAAGAATACACGTAGCCATGCTCCTCAAAGAATTTCCGGTAGCGATTGGAGCGAACAGCACCTATCCCGTGGCCCTTGAGATTACCAACACCAGCAGCAGCACCAGAGGTAGTCACACCAGTTTGCAGAACTTCAGAGAACTGGATAATTTGTTTTCCACCACCAAGGTATTCGGGACGTTGCAGCCGAGCGTCAGAGGATCGAATGCCAAGGAACGCGAGGTACTCTGTGAACCGAGAACCGTATCGAGCACGATTTTCCTCGTATCGCTGGAGAGCGAAGGCTTCACGAAGATCATTGATTGAAGCAGCAGTGGCACCGGAGAGGTCAGCATACAAGTTCGAAGGGTAAACGGTTTTTGACACCGAGAAGGCCGAAGCATTGAGGGCGCCCTGTCCAGAGGAACCGGTACCCATACCGAAGGCGCCCGGATTTGAGCCATCAGAGGCATTGTTCCAGAGAATATTAGACTGAGCACCAGTAACGAGCGCAGAGGCGTTGGTTTTCACGATAGCAGACGTGCCGAGAGGAACGGTGATATCAGCACCCTTTTGAGCCCATGGACGAGCGGAGGTGAAGTAGTCCTTTTCCCAATCGACATTTTGAAGCGTGGTATTGGTTGTGGTGTCGGGACCAGACGTTTTGTCAATAGTGAGCTCAGTTTGAAGATCCTGATCACGGTAATTTTCATTCCAGATTTTTGCGTACCCACGGAACGGGAGTGCAGAGACCTCGATATTGTTTACACCAGTCGGGACACCCAAGTAATCCGCCAACGACCCAACGGCGGCACCAGTACCACCACCGATAGTAATGGTCGGGAACACAGAGGCATCCATACCATCAGGTCCACCAGTGATGAATTTTTCCCAATCATCCCAAACAAGACGATGCGGAACGAACCAATGATGCACACGTACTTGAACTGGGTGCATGACAGGAGCGAGAAGCGGCGATACACGAAGGAGGAGTGAAGTAGCTTGTTGAATAGTGTCACCGGGGAGTACCTCTTGTAAGCCACAGGGAACGAGCTCACCCATATCACAGGTTAAGAGCTTGTAATTGGAGAGGGAGAATTTTGAGCGTTTCATAGTTTTCCTTTTTTCGACCAGATTTTGTGTCGAGTTTCAGCTTGGAGAATTTTCACTTTTTCAGTCGCAGATTTTTGCGCGAGATACGCCGAAGTTGAGCCCGCATCATTGCACATAGCCTGCACTTGTAGTTGCCGGAGTATTTCCGGTTTTTCTTGTCCGCCCACAGTATTGAAGCCAAGTTCCTCACGGAGTTTGCGCCTTAAATAGCGCCCGAGTGGAAGATTGCTGCGACCATGAACGAGAGTAGTAGGAACGTCACCACTTTGAGCCACAGATTGAGCACCAAATTTACTGTTGAGAGCTGAGGCAACCACAGGCACAGCAAGCGCACCAATGCCAGGGTGACGAGACATACGAGCAAACTCAGGATGACGACCATTAAGCCTTGGATCATGACGAGAAGTCATTTTCTTAGTTACATAGCCCGCAAGATATGCGGCCGACTCAGGGTTGAGTTCTCCACCATGGCAGAATCCCTGCCCCCAAGTTTGGGTGACGAGTTGCGTTTCCGCGTGATGGATACCGAAAAGAGCCACGTGGTAGTGCGCCCGGTTTGTTTGGTCCCCATACTCACCAACAAGGTAATACCGAAGGGGCCTTTGAGCCGTATCACGGAGACGTTTGAGCCACTTGGTGGTGTCCTTGGGCTGGAGCGAGGAGTTAATTGGGTAGTGTTCTTGATCATAGGTAAGAGTCCAAAATGAGGACCACTCGTGACTGCGTTGTTCCAGTAACAGTCTGTGGGTCCAGAGACGACGACGATTAATCCGGCAAGGGAGGCACTGACCACAAGGGTATTCCTGCCCACCCTTCCGGAACGGTTTTTTGCAGATCACATGCGATAGCCGATGCGACGCACTGGACTGCGCCGACGACCATAGCTACGACGAGCACGGGAACGACCCCCACGACGACGATAAGCCATGATATTTCTCCTTTGAAGTTAACGACCCCTGAGACCGGAGGGGTTATACGGACGACGCGGGAGCGCCGATTTTTTGGGCTCAGCTTTCCAAGATTGAGAGAAGGGTTTCCACACCCACTCATAACCAGCAGGGAGAGCAGAGGACGAAGGACCGATAGAGGGGCCATGCCACCAGCCACGGAGAGCAGAGATACCGGTAGCGGCAGCAGCAGCGCCCGGGCCCATTGATTCCAGTGATTCAGACGCAGCCTGAGAAGGTAAGAGGATTTGAGCACCACCACCCATATCGAATTTTTTTGTCAGAGGAGTTGAAGCGGCCTCGACGTCAGGCCGGCCCGGCGCACCAGAAACAGAGACAGACGGGACGGAGCGGATTTGACCAGCTGGAGCACGACCATTGACGGCAGTACCACCGACAGCGGAGGGCATTGTGGGAGTACCGGGTTGACCCATGATTGACGCCCATTCAGCGGTAATTTGAGCCTCAAGGAGTTGGTTTCCCAATTGAGCTCGACGCAGTGCAAGGGTTTGCAGTTCCTTTTCCTCAGGAGTCATAGTAGCCACTTGAGCACGGGTTGTATTTTGTCCCATATCGCGCAGAGTGTCAGAGAAACGAGAGAGGCGAGTGCCAGCAGAGTCACCACCAGCAACGATAGTAGGAGAGTAAGAAGCACCCGCAGCGCCAATAGCAGCGAGGGGGTGTAGACCGGCAGCTTTAGCATCTTCGACGCGCCAGCGGATACCCATTTGAGCAAATTCCTTTTGCTGATCATGTTGGAGCCGTTGTTGATAGTCGTCATCACCACCGAACAGGTCAGAGATTCCACCAACGAGAGAGCCGATACCGGCAAGTGAGAAAGGTCCCATATTTTCACCCGTAATTGTTGCATTTGATTTTAGAGGAGTGTCGCATCTTTGGAGGAGCGACTTTTGTACCCGCGACACCTTTAGCGTGGATTACCTCTTTGCGCGTTTTGCGCTGTACACAGACAGTAACGCCAGAGGCTTGTTGGAAAAGGAGTTGAGGCAGCGGGTTATGGAGACCCATTTCTGGGTCAAGGTGGGCAGTTTGGCGGGTTTTCCTGACCGGGACCGCCACCACCCTAGCCGGACGACCTGAGAGACGCTTGTAGCTTGGCTCAGGGTCCGGATGATAGAGCCGCCGATCATTGGCCGGGAGGACCAGTTCGGGAACCTCACGGGATTGTGATCGTCGGCGGGAGAGTTGTTCAACCGTCAGAGGCAGCGCGCCCGACATGCTCGATCGCTGGCGGGCTGGAGCGCTAGCGTTGGCAAAGACAACGCGCCCTGAGCGACGGTAAGAACGAGAGTTTTGTGATTTAGTTGCCATGATTTTCCTGTCAACTGACACAGTAGACATCAAGTAGTCTACTGGTTTTTTGAGAGTTACGCCGGGTACCCCGGCTACTTGGGGGACCCCCCCAAACCCCCGTTTGAGAGGGTTGGAGAGGTTAGACCTTAATACCCTGTTTATCAGGTAGTGACTGGCGGAGGTTCCGGCTGGGGCGGAACAGGTAGAGTGCCAGCATCTCCGGTGGGAGGTCCGGAAACCGGAGGCACAGGCGTTCCAGAGTCCAC